CCAGCACTTAAAGCATTGGAGAATTGTACTTGTTCAATAAGGTATTCATGAGATACTTGTGCAAATCTTCTTCTTTCATCGGTATCAAGGAATACATAATCACACCATACACCAACATCAGAAACACCGCCCATATTTGCTGCGAATTGAACATTAAGTTTAACTTCGTGATATTGAAGAGCAATAAGTGGTAAAGCTAATCCAGCATTTCTGCAGAACCAGAATTGTAATGGAACATAACATACATCAAGATCACCTGCTGCTCCACTTTTTCTCATTTTTGATAACATACTTTGTGTATCACCTCCTAAGGTAAGATCAACCCATAATTGCATCCATTCTCCGTAATGTTTATCAATAACTTGTCCTCCAATTTCACATTCAACATACTCTAAGCAATCGAAAGCATCTGAAACATCAGCACTTGCAATACATCTTAAGTAGACTCTGTGTAACAAATCACCATTTCTTGATACAGTAACTGAGATTTTTTTACTTGCTCCAACTGAACCATTGTATGTTTGTTCAATTGATTCAACAGCAAAGTTCGTGTGTCTTCTGTAAACTACCTTGAAAAAGGTAATTTGTGGATTACCTGTAAGGTAAATGTCTTGTGCGCCGTAGGCAACTAATTGCATTAAACCACCTCCCATATTTTTATATAATATGGCAATATTTTTTTTTTTTTTTTCGTGCAAATTAAATATTTAATTAATTAATTAATTAATTAATTAATTAAAATTATTTAAAAATTTTTTATACTGATATTAATCAAAAATTTTTTTCTTAATAATATTAAAAATTTTATTTAATTATATAATAGACTTAAATGTCCATCTTTAATTCTCATTAGATTATGTTTGATAATATAAATATTAATTGTTCTATTTACTCCATCTCTACCTTTAACTTCAACATCAAATGAAACATTATTATATTTTTCGGTTGTAAAATAACCAGATAATTTATAATCAATTGGATTTATCGAAAATGAATAAGAATAAATTGGATTTAAAGAGGATCTATCTAGTTTTCCATTAGAATTTCCTAAATATAAACTACCACTTGCATTAAAAAATTGATACCTATTGATATAATTGTAAAATGATCCATGTGCATCAGCTACTAAAGCATTACCATTAAATAAAATACTAGCTCTTAATAAATCATCATAATATTCAAAATTATCTGAATCAGAAGTTTTCTTAATATTCCAAATCATAAATCTTATAAAATGGGTTTTATCAATACTTATTTTTTTTCTATTTACTAATGATCCCAATTCAGAACTTTCTAATTTTTGTGGAATTTCAATTAAATATTCTAAAGATTTATTAGTAAATTGTTCTTTTTCTAAAGATTCTAAATATCCAAAATCAATTAATAATTCTACATCTTTAACTTTTCTATTTTCTCCATTGAAATTTTTCAGAATTACATTAATTCCAACATTAGGATTATTTAAAGACCATAGTGGAAATGCTAATCCTGGATTTTTATGAAACCATAATGGTATTGGAAGATATAATTCTACATAATTAGTATTACTATTTTTAACTGCATTATCATAACATATATTTTGTATAAGGTGTTCTTTTTCAACACTATTATACCTTAGACTTAACAATGAAAATATTAAATCACTATCAAAATCTGCTAATATTCGGTCATTATACATAAATTGAATATTACTTATTAATTTAAAAATAGTTTCATATGAACCAAAATTTTCTTTATTCCAATTTTTATTTTTAACTAATTTTAATCTTAAATATAAATTTTTTATAACATCTCCATTTTTGTCAATTCTGAAATAATATTTGGAATTCGGTTTTATAAAATCATCAGGTCCATTAAAATTATTTGATAAAATATTCCAATCAGTGCCAAAAATTGTATGTTTTCTATAATTTTCTTTAAAAAACGTTTTTTGTGGATCTTTATTTAAAGGTATATTTTGTTCCCCTTTAGCCTGTAAAATAATTTTAGCATTTGACATTATTTTATTATAAATAAATATTTTTTAATTATAATAAAATCTAATTTGTAAATAAAACAGACCCCATACCACTTGCTATTTTTAAAATATTATAATTTACAGCATATACTGTAACTGACTTACTTTGTAATGTAAATGAACTACTATCTACAAAATCTACATTATCTACATCAATTACTCCTGATTCTTTAAAATTTAATATTAATTCTTTACCTAAATTAGTTCCGTTTTTGACATTAAAACTGTATCCTATGTAATTAATTAAATCAGTAGTTGTATCAAATTCTGAATGTCTAGTAAAATTATTATTTACATTATCATAAACATAAATTCCATTTTGAGAATTAATTGCCTGATCTTTTAATATTACTATATTTCCATTTGATAAACTTACTCCATCTAATGTATTTGGTGCATTATTAATATCAACAGCAGCGGATGAAGCTGCAGTTATAGATACATTAGATGTTTGATTAAATGGTCTAAATAATCTATATTTTAACTGAGCTTGTTCTAAATTTGAAAAATTAAGAGTTCCGGAGGGACTAGATTCGTTTGGATATAAACAAAATGAATAAGAATAAGCTCCTGAACCAAGACTATAATTAATATATTTTTTAGCAGGTCCATCATTTTCTATATTATCATTTTTTAATGATCTAATTCCAAATCCATCATAATATTGATATTGTTGAATGTGTCTAAAAAATGTAGGAGGTAATTCTTCTGTCATCTCTTTACCATTTAATACTAATTGAGCACCTATCATATGTTCTGAACCTACATTGAAATTTCTCCAATAATTTTTACTTAATATACCTTTATTTTGAAAATTAGATAAATTATCACCTAATCTATGAATTAAACCATTATTATCTTTAAATGTCCATATTAATTCTTTTACAGGATGATTGAATCTTAAAAATGTTCTGTGTGTGGTTTTCTCAAAAATTTCTCTAGAATCAGATTTATATAAATCTACAGGATTGTTAAGACTAGCTTGTGTTTGGGTGATTAAATATTCATGATTGTTAGATGCGAATAATCTTCGTTCTTCTTTGTCTAAATGAATATATTCTGTTAATAATTGTATAGCATTAATCTGTAAATTACTATCGGTTACATTTTTTTCTTCTCCATTAGTATCTGTACTTTTACTGTATGTTATTAATTTATCCTTGTCATTAAATTTAACTTCCATCTTAACATCATTATATTGTAATGCTATTAATGGTAAAGATAATCCAATATCATTATTAAACCAAAATCTTAATGGAATATATAATTTTTGTATTGTTTGAGTTAAATCCGCTGGTTGAACACTAATCATTTTTCCTAAAACCAATTCCTTATTACCATCTACATTAAGTTCATGCCATAATTGTAACCATTCACCATAATGTCTATCTATTAATCTACCGCCTATATAAAGGTCAATATATTCTATATATGAATATCCAGATGGATCAATATTTTTTAAACCAGATGTTCCTGAAATATCGACTGTTAAATACATTCTATGAATTAAATCTCCATTTTTAGGAATATCTATATATATTTTTTTCCCAAATGTATTACTAGAATCTCCTACAAAATTTACAAATTGATAATCTACAGCAAATGAAGTATGTCTTCTATAAACCGATTTAAAAAATGTAAATTGTGGATTACCTGTTAAATATTTATCCTGTTCACTTTTAATTGCTAATGTTAAATAACCTAATCCCATTTATACTATATATTTATATTAATTTTATTTTTTAATCTTAATTTTTTAATCTTAATTAAATTTTATTAAATATTTCTTCTAGAGATTGTCTAAATAACTCATTTTTATTTAAATATTTTTTGAAATAAATATAGTGATCTGTTGGATATATGATTTTATATTTTTTACTAAAATAATTATAGACTCTTATATAATTCCAATTTTTTTCAATTTTTACAATTTTTCCAGCATTTAAATACTTTAAATCTTTTTTATTTATTAACTTTATATAATCATTTTTTTTTAATTGCCATAATTTGTCTTTATGAACAAATTTAAAATTTACTAATTTATTTTTATAATTTTCATTAATATAATTTAAAATTTGATTCATATAAAGTTTTATTAATATATTTTTATATAATAAAAACCAAATATGGATGATTGTATTCCAATAGTAAAAAATAATATAAAAAAAACACAAAGATTAACTAATAGTAGTTATAAACGTCCTAAAACAACTTATACTGATACAATACAAAATAAAAAATCTATGTTAGAAAAATTGAAAAATTATGAACAAGTAGAAGATATTGATGATGTTTCTTTAAATACACATGTTAGATATGTAACATTAGATAGAAAAACAAAAAAACAAGTTTTTAGATTGGGAGGTTTATTAACCAAAAAACATAGTCGATATGTTATTTGTTCTAATGGAAGATTTTCATGGTCAGTTCAAAGATATCATTATAATGACCAAGATGAAGATCCTATATTTGAAACCAAATTTTGGAAAGTTTTGACCAAAGAAGAAATTATGAGAAAAAAAATTATTGAACAACAACAGGAAATAGAAAGGTTAAAAAAAAAATAAAATAAATAATTATTTAAATCTTTTTAATCTTTTTCTTTCAATTTTTTCTCGATCATCTAAATAGTTGAAACAATCTAATGCTTTTTCATTATTATTAAAAAATTCATTTAATTTAAATTTTAAATTTTCTTTATTTAATTTTTTTTTTTCTAATGAGGTATAATATTTTAACTTTCCACTATTTGTATTTAAATTATCAATTTTAAATTCATCCATAAATTTTATGATTTTTTCAGTGTATTCTTTTCGGGCAGTCTTTTTATC